TTTTATTGGTCGAGGTGACGGGACTCGAACCCACGGCCTCTTCGTCCCGAACGAATTTGCATATAGCTTATTTTTTCCCTTAATAGCGTGAATAGTTGACACATCAATTACACTTTTGACACCCATCTGACACCCATAGCCTATTATAATAATCATTCAGCTTGTCCATCTGCTCTTCTTTATGCTCGGCGTTCAAATGAGTATATATTTCCATTGTTGTTGTAATATCTGCGTGTCCTGCCTGTTCCTTGGCAGTCATAACATCAACGCCTGCAAGGTACATATTTGTAATAAATGTATGTCTCAGCCAATGTGCTGTTATCTGCGGAATGACCATCGGAATTTTTTCAGGCGCATTCAGGCTTTGGGGTTTCTTAAATTCCTTAAGACTGCCCTTGCTGTCAGTTATCAATATGCCGTCAAAGTCTCCAAATCTGAAATTCAATTCTTTAAGATAACTGTTCCACAGTTTACGCCAGGAGCTGCCAGACATAAGACTGCCTTTTGTGTTCGGACAGACAAGCATTGTCTTTGCTTTGCTCCGCTGATCCCTAAGGTATTCTGCAAGTATAGGCGGAATATTCACAGTGCGCATACCTGACTTAGTTTTTGTGCACGGCTTTATTCTGGGAATATCCTTTTCCATTGCCACTGCTTTGTTTACGGTGATCGTGCGCTTGGGGATATTGATATCGGTCCAGTTCAGAGCAAGAAGCTCACCACGTCGGAGACCTGCAAACAGCATTATCATTGCAGCCGTATGTGCCCGATGATTTGTCGGGGCAATTATCCACTTTTGTTCTTCCTCAGTCAATGCTCTTCGTGGTTCCTTATCCTCATCGTGAATATATTCAGGGGGCAGTTCGATGCCCTGAACAGGGTTAAAGTCCATTACACGATTTACAATAGCATATTGGCAAATCTGAGACATTACCGACTTATATTCTTTTAATGTCTTATGCGCTGCTCCATCGGCGGTATATTTATCAATGATATCCTGACAGTCAGATACAGACAGTTCCGAAATTGGAATATTGCTGATATCGTCCATCTTTTTTACCCTAATTGCATATGTCTGATATCTTCCCTCGGAAATCTTTCCTTTTTTCTTGCGTAACCAGCGTTCAGCCCATTCGCCAAAGGTGTCCCGTTCTGCCGAAACATCAATGCCCTTGCCGATTTTCAGCTTGACCTCCTGTACCTTGCGGTCAAGCTCACGCTGTGTGTCAGCATATACGTATTTATATTTGCCGTCTCCGAGATAGACTTTTGACTGCAATCGTCCGTCGGAGCGCTTAGTGTTCTTGGCTCGTGCCATTTTTAACCCTCCTTTTGCAGTTGACTGCAATGCCGTCACCCACCGAAAAATACAGAGGGAGCGGCTCGGTTTCTTATCGGGTGTTTTCCCGAAAAAAACTTTGATTTTTCAAAACTTTTTTCCGAAAAGCACTTGACAAATACGTGCATACGTGTTATAATATATAATGTAAGGAGGACATAATAATGAAAGATAAAGACCTTCTGAAACTGCTGATGCAGAACGGTTGGAAGCTTGACAGAGTAAAAGGAAGTCATCACGTTCTTAAAAAGGACGGCATGACAGAGGTTATACCAATTCATGGTCAGGACGTTCCGACAGGACTGTTAAACGCAATACTAAAGAGGACGGGGCTGAAATAAGCCCCTCACTCCTCAAATATATACAAGGAGCTGTTTATATGAAAATGATTTATCCCGCAGTGTTCCATTTTGAAGATAACGCATACTGGGTTGAGTTTCCAGATCTTCCAGGTTGCCAGTCATTTGGTTCTTCTCTCACAGAAACACTTGACAACGCAAGGGAAGCATTGGAGGCATATGCAATATCCTTGATTGAAAACAAGGAAGAAATGCCAGCACCAAGCGAAATATCAAAGCTTTCTATCGAAAATGGTTGCTTTGCTTCGCTTGTTGATATTGACCTCTCAGCATATTTTAAGAGGGCAAAGGCTGTTAAAAAGACCTTGACAATTCCTGAATGGCTAAACGATGCAGCCATTGAAAAAGGCATCAACTTCTCGCAGACCCTGCAGGATGCTCTTATGGTTAAAATCTCTCAGTAAATATGATTTTCCCCCGTTCCGTATGGTTCGGGGGATTTTTTTATCCATTATTCTTGTTCTTCCCGTAAAAAATCCTGCCAGCCTCAAGGTTCTTGCGATACTGGCAGCAGCGGGCGTAAAAGTTGTTTGAGTGCAGACATTTCAGCGCATCGGAGCAAGCAATATATTTGCTGCAGCAGCCGAATTTGTCGGAAGGTTGATAATTCTTTAATGTAAAGTCAATTAACTCTGTAAGATATGGAATAAGCGTAGTGCTGTTTATATCAAATTTATGGCATAAAAGCTTTCTGGTAAACTTTTCACCCGTTTTCTTATCTTTTGTTGATACATTGTATATTCTTTCAACTGCATCTTCAGGTTTTTTTATGCAGTCCTTGCGCTGATAAAGGTATTCAACTTCTATTCGGCTTGATTTAGAATTGTTTATGCGAGTAAGCTTGAAACATCTGTCGCTTTTAACTTCTTTGAATTCAGCTTCAAGCATCAAGGGCTCCAATATCCAAACGCTGTAGCTTTTATTTTGCGAAGAGTCATTCTCTAATTCATTTTTTACAGTTTCATCACTGTTGTTATCTTGTACTTGCTTTTTTGACTTTTTATGTTCGTTCAAGCCGTAAATTTTTATGTATTTTTTGTCGATATCTTGTTTTTTACACACTTCTTCAATAATATGGTCAAGTGTGTCAATTATATTTTCTGACAATGTTTCGCCGTCATTCATATCAAAAGTGAGCTGATCCATGATATTACTCCTTTTCAGTGATGAAGTTACTCTCTTCAATTATTGCTATTTTACCGCCGTTGTTATTGTATTCTTCTGCCTTTATTCGTTTAGCGCCTTTTTCATCTTTCCAGTCATCACTTCCATGCGCGCCGATTATAAGATAATCCAACTTTTTTATAACATTTGCCTTGATTATGGCACCATTTGCAATGAGGGTGTTTTCAAGAGCCGCACGCTCTCCGCATTTAAAATTTCCTGTAAGGCAAACGGTTTTACCCGATACATCATACGAGAAAGACACATTTAAGCTGTTTGAATTCATTGAAATAAGTGCTTCGGAGTAAGTGATGAAATCACTTTCGGACAGAACACGCACATTGGTTCGGATTGCAATGCTGTCTATCAAATCATCAGCTATGCGATTTGCATATTTTTTGTGCATATCTGTTCCAAGTATCAGATAGTCGGCAGAATAGCAAAAATAGTCAATATACTCTGCGCCCAAAGCGTTAAGAAAGCTCTTGATTTTATCTGTATCTATTTTTTTGAAAGCTCCATACACTATACAGCTTTTCCCGTAAAACGGATTTTGCGCTAATGGGGTACTTTTTACTTCTGCATATTGGTTCTGAGATTTATCAGACTTTATTAAAACGGTACGTGAGCTATTCAGGTCAATCAATGGCTTCAAAGCCTGATATAAGCAGTTGGTAGTGTAGCAGTCATTTTCAGCTCTGTGAGCTTCAACAACGTTTATCCCCAAATAATCTGCCATAGTTTCAAGACGATGGTTCTCCAGTTCAGGGAGACATCTTTTGGAAAGATGAAAAGTATCAATATATGTATTGGTAAAAGGAGTGCCTTTTAATTCCATATGAAGATCGTAGATGATATTATAATCGAATGAATCTATATTGTGTCCGATTAAAATATCGTTTCCGATAAAGTCGAGAAATTTATCAAACTCTTCTTTGATGGTTGGTGCGTTTTTTACCATTTCATCTGTTATATGATTAGTCTTTGTAGCTTCACTCGGAATGTGCATTTCAGGATTTATCAAAGTTGAATACACATCTGTTACAGTGTTGTTTCTTACTTTTAAAGCTGATATTTCAATGATTTTACAACGTGCAGGATTGAATCCTGTTGTTTCAAGGTCGAATACAGTATAATTGTCTTCGGCAGTAAATATTTTTGCGCCTTTGGAGCGATTTGAGTAGCTGTTTCTTGACATCAGTATCACCTCATTGTTCATTATATAATTTGTTTATCAAAATACACCCACATAGCAAACTTAACCATATCCTCGGTAATGCCGAAATACTCAGCAAGCTGCCATATCTCTGTATTTCCGTTTTTCATTGCTGTAACCATCTCGTCCTTCGGGGCGAGTTTTTTTATTGCCCATTTATTGGCCCGATATTCCATACGTTCCCGAAGCTCAAGGCTGTGTTCGGTATAAAACGACATGGTCTCGCAGTGCCCCAGTTCGTGGGCAAGCACAGTCAGTAAATCTGCAACACCTGCAATCTGATCGTGATCTATTATTACTGTGCAGTCTCCGCAGTCATTGATAGCCATTGAAGGGCATTTTTGAAGAGGAGCGTCGATCATAAGAATATCATCGGCTTCTGCAAGCTCACAGAGCTCAACATAACTTGTCATTTATCAATCTTCTTTCTTCTTGTCTTCTTCCCTCATTCTGCGGGCTATCTGGGCGTATTTGCGGACATCGTTCAGAACCTCTTCATCTACATCGGCGGTGCCAAACAGAGCAAAGGAAAGCTTCTCGTTGTCACTTTGCTCTTCTTTTTGGTTTTCATTTCCTACAAGATAATCAACAGATACGCCAAGGAAATCGGCTATCTTAGGAAGATGTTTCATATATGAATTGTTATTACCGTTTTTCCAGTTGGTAAACGCATTTTTGCTTAGCCCAAGAAAGTCAGTAAGGTCTTTTTGTTTTAGACCTTTATTGTCCAATAATTCAATTATTTTGTGCAAAGTACACATTTTCGTTACCTCCAAATTGTACAGCAATACAAAAGTGTATAAACTCGTGACTTTTGTATTGACAGTAACGATTTTCTGTGCTATTATGTGTTTGTGAGGAAAACATAACACATAAGCAATAAGAAGTACAGGTAAATTTAATTGCAGTTAAGTTTACCAAGCACACACTATATTTGTTTCGCTAACAATATAGTAACGCTTTTATTTACTTTTGTCAAGCTTTCCGAACAAAAATAATTTAATATTTACATTTTTGCAAAGAGGTGATAATTATTTACAAGCTTTTTATCGCCGAGGTCAAGAAGCAGCTATCTATACGTGGCTGGAAGTACGCTGACCTCTCAAAAGCCACGGGCTACACTGTAGGAACAATAGAGGCGTTTATGTGCGGCGCACGTGAAAGTGAGCGCATGGCAAACTGCATCGCCCAGGTGCTGGGAATAGAGAGATGATGTCTATTTTCAGTATAGCACCGCATTTGGGTGAAAATTAGGACAGATAAATATGAGAAGGAGGGGAGCGGAAATGAAGAGACTCTTAAGGCTGTACAGAGCTATTGAAAGAATAGAGGAACTCGGCGGAAAAGCTTGCTGGATATTCGGCGAGTTATGTGAAATCGGCAAAAGGCTTCGCAATGTCGAACATGATATCGAAAGAATTATGGCGGCATTAGAAAAAGCCGACATTAAAGTCGGCTCTGGTAAAGGCTCTTATTGGGAACACTGGGATAAAACACAGCGATGAAAATAAAGGAGATGAAATCAATGGCAATAGCAAATCTTAAAGTAAAGATAGACAGTGAAGGAATGCTTGCAAAGGTGCAGGAGATCAATGAGAAGGCGCAGGAGCTTGACAGGCTTATAAAAGAGCTGAGGAGCATGAGCGGCGAATTTGTTTCCTGCGACAGCGACGACCTTATCAAGGTATCGGAAGAGGAAACAGAAAAGTAAAGCCCCCGCAGGGCACACCACGGGAGCGGAAGCTAAGACAAACTATTTGTTGTAGAAATAGTTGTCAAGGGCAGTGCCTATATCAAGCAGAGCTAAGCTGATGCTGTGCATAGCATTATACAGTTCGCCGTGAGTTACAGGGTCGTCTGAATCACGCCTTGCAATTTGATCAGTGCTTTCGGCAAATGTATTATGAATAGCTTCGAGTGCTTTGAGAAGCTCCTGTTCGTTGGTAGGCTTGGTCATGTTATCACCCCCTTTCCATAAGAGGGTCTGAGCCTGCGGCAATGTGCCTTGAACGCAAGCTCATTGAAAACATCATACCGCAGTAAGCGGCAGATGTCAAGGCAAAAGCAAAGCCCCCGCAGGGCACACCACGGGAGCGGATAACCGTTTAATCGGCAAAGCCATAAGCAGTGTTTTTAGAGGGGACACTGCCACAGGCAGCAGAGCGGTAAATATCTTTTCTTATAGCATCGTTAGTTGGCATTCGGAAGCGTGATAGGTCCTCGTGCATATTCTCGATGCGTTCAGAGATACGCCAATCAGATTCACAGCGATCAACGGTATCAAAGTCAAAAAAGAAAAAGAAGAAAGCAAACACCCCCTTTCCGTAAGAGGGTCTGAGCCTGCGGCAATGTGCCTTGAACGCAAGCTCATTGAAAACATCATACCGCAGTAAGCGGCAGATGTCAAGGCAAAAACAAAGCCCCCGCAGGGCACACCACGGGAGCGGATAAGCGTTAAATGTCCGGTGTTGCCGCATTCAGCACAGCTTTTTGGATTTGTAGATGTGTTGAACGAGGAATAGACATTCTTTCTTCATGCAGGGTTTCAATTCGCATGAGAATATCGCTATCAAAAAAGAAGAAAGCAAACACCCCCTTTCCGTAAGAGGGTCTGAACTACAGAAAATGTGCCTTTTCGGTAATTCATTAGTCAAATTATACATCTTGGGCAACTGAGATGTCAACAGCAAGGAGGAAATCAAATGAGCAGACGCAAGCATACATCGGGGACCCAGAATAAGCGCACCTGCCTTTCTGCCGTCGAGCAGATGCAGCAGGAGCGCAAAGCCTTAAAAGCGGCCAGAAAGAAGTTTCCCAATGACCCACAGAAGGCAAGGGTCGAGGCGCAGCTGATAATGCTGGGAGCAATGGGCCGCAGCGGACACACATTCGGGAGGTAAGACAATGTATAAGGTAATTGATACATACGACGGATTTGACGATGTCGTAGGAGTATTTGACACCGAGGAAGAAGCGAGAGAAGCTGCGGAGGAGCACGCTGAGGACACTGACGGCGAGTGCCAGGTAATCATTTACAGGTTTGTTTCGCCTGTTAAGGGCTTCGAGGTCGTAACGCACTAATACGTAAGGAGGGCTAAGCATGAACATGAATATGAACAAGAAAAAGGCAAGGCCGTATATCTACAGCTGGGACGAGGTTCCGCTGTTTGTGGATATCCCGTTTTGCAGTAAGCTGTTAGGCATATGCTGTGAGACTATCCGCCAGAAGTGCGCAAATGGCAAGATACGTGCGTTAAAAACGGACGCAGGCTGGAGAATATCCAAGGAGACCCTTATGGAATTTTACGAGAAGGGCGGGGTAATATGAAGGCCAACAGCGAAAAGGCATTTAGGGAAAAGAACTGGCGGACTATTTTCGAGACAATGGAAGATAACCTGCTGACCGTTCTGGACGTTCTTCACGAGGAATACGGCTTCGGCGAGAAGCGGCTTATGCAGTTCCTGCTTTCGGTACAGAATAAGGCGGCAAAGTATAACGAAATGCTGGACGATGGCGTTATTGACGATAAAACAGGCGGTCAGCGAGAGAAATATGCTGCACAGCTGCATGAGATAATCAAGACCCGTGCCAAATATCAGCTTCCGCCGTCAGTGGTGGATATATTTAATCAGTCTGCGCCTACAGCGGCGGAGCTCGACCGCTCGGAGCGTCAGAAGCGCAAAAACAAACAGGTGTCAGTGACCAAGGCGGCAGAGCTGCAGAACAGCTTGCAGACGGCCAGGGCATGGGCAATGAGTAAGGACGGTGCAGGACATGGGCAGGAAAGCAAAATATGAACCGATGGCCGCATCAAAGAAGAAAAAGCCGCCCAAGGCCCCAAGCATCGAGGCGGTAAGCCGCCGTGCAGATGAGCTGGGCATGACGTATGGGCTGTACGTCCAATCACCCCAGTACATTATTGATACGGCGGACGACGGGTGTTTCAACAGGAAAAGAGGTAAGAAAAATGCTGACAAAGCGTGAGCTGGCGGTGCTCCTGCTCCTTACACAATGCCGAAAGGTGCTTATCATCATGCCGACGGATAAACAGGCAAAGAATATGCAGGAATTTCTCAGGGCACAGATAAGGGCTGAGTATCCTACATTTTGCAACAGCTACACAGTGACCGGTATGGTAGTACATATCCGTGGTCACGAAAACGTGACAGTTGCGACCCCGGAGGACTGGCGGACATATAACAAATGCGTATTCAACGGCATTGTGCTTGTCGATGATGATATGTCTCCCGATAACTATGCACCGCTTCCATATATCACTGAAAGTCCTGAGAAGCTTCACAAGTATCTGGGGGAGCGGATTATATGATAAATCCACAGAAATTCGGGGATATCCTTTTCATCAACCCTGCAAACGATATCTTTATGGTCACACGTGACGGAGAGATCTTATTGCAGACGGATAATCCCCGAGCGGCAGTAGTATTTTTGGCAGGTCTGTTCGAGACAAAGATAATAAATCATTTCAAGCCCTTACTGGAAGCAGAAGGGTACGATGAAAAAGGGGAGAGGGTTAATGACAACGGACGAGTATAAAAAGATAGTCTCCGCATCGGTAAGTGAGGAAGCGGAGCAGGCACATATGATGGCATGGTGTGCATGGGCTCAGAACACATATCCTCAGCTTGACCTTGCCGTACACGTTCCCAACGAGGGAAAGCGCTCGGCGGCGGCAGGATATAAGTTAAAGCAGGCGGGTATGCGTGCAGGATTTCCCGATTTCTTTCTGCCCGTGCCGATAATCGACACAGACGGCAGACTGATATACAGCGGGCTGGCGATAGAACTCAAAAAGACAGGCGGACGGCCCACGGACAAGCAGATAGAATGGTTGGAAAAGCTGGAAGGCACAAGACACGCCGTAGCGATATGCTGGGGAGCGGAAGCGGCAATAGAACTTATCGGTGCATACTGCCGCAAGGATATTGACAACATCAGACGCAGCACCCATTCGGCGGAGCAGTTAGAGGCAATACGCCCTAAAAAGCGTGCGCCCAAGGTCAGCAAGATAAACTTTAAGCGGCTATCGTATTTTGCAGTCGGCTGCACACAGACAGCCATTACAGCACTGGATATCCTGATAAACGGTACAGTTACAGGACGCTCACTGGTTATCGTTCTTGCACTATCGGTAGCGGCGCTGTTTACGATGGTTCGGGAGGTCGGACGTGGATAATCTTCAGATATTCAGCGGGCCTAAATCAGCAAAATACGGATATCAGCTTAACCCATATAACACCATGATAGGCGCACTGTACGAGTATCATATAGCTGTCAAAAAAATAAAACGCCCGATGTCAGACACCGAGCGCAGGGAATGGGAAGCTATGGTATGGAAGTATTTTGATAAATGTATGTTCAGCTGTTCACGCTGTCATCTTCCGGAATACCCGAAGTTCCCCAGAGATAAAAGCAGGCTGGATAAAATGGTCACAGGCAGGCTGTACGAACAGCTGTTCGATATCATTAACTACAGAATGCGGCTGTCAAGAGCTATTGCCGAGATATACGATAAAAAAACTCCCACAGGCGGCCAAAACACCTGAGGGAGCGGAAAAATAAAATGTTTATGGTCTGAGTATAGCACATATTCAGAAGAAAGTCAAGGTGTAATATGAGTTACGAAATTTTCAGCGGTAAGGCGTTGGAAAAGCTTGGTGAAAAAATCAAATCATCGAGCAGCAAAATAAACATCATGAAGGACCCGGTATGCGAGGCACTTAAGTCGTTTTGCAGGCAGTCTGAGGAATTTGCACAGGCTGTAGTACAGGGCGGAAGCTTCGAGGAGTGCATGAAGGCGGTCGAAAAGGGAGCAGGCTCGGCACTGTCTGATCTTGATGCCTACAAAAAGGCTGTAAAATTCTATTTTCCTACAGCAACGATATCCTTTTCCATGACTATAAACACTGAAGGCAATAATGATCTTTCGGAAGCTTCCTCGGGAACCTCCGCAGAAAAATCGGAAGAAAAGTCAAGTGTGAATATGTCACTTGATGACCTTCTCGGGCTGTGAGGTGAGAATATGAAAAAGGATAATGCCAAATTGGCGGAGCTCTGGCGGCAATTTCCCTGTCTGCTAAGCAGGGAAGCCGAGGACCAGATCGTATATGATGCGCTGCCGCAATTCCTGTTCTACCAAAAGAAGCGTGGCAAAGCATGGTGCTATTGCACTGCCTGCCGCCGCAGCGATGTGTTCCAAAAAGATGTGTATGCTGACGGAATACGGATAGGCGGCAGTGATGTTCCGGAACGCCTTAAACACAATGATGTCGGCACCTGCCCGATGTGCGGTCATAAAGTTACATACAAATGCGAGGGCAGAGGACATAAGTGCCTTAGGGCGTGGGGAAATTATGCTGTATTCACTGCAAAAGACAATGTACTGTATATAAATGCCGTAAAAGTCATAGTATCATGGTCGCACATTGAAGAACCGTATATCGACTATGAGTACCACAGGCGATATATATTTTCCGAATACGGTTCGGAGGAAATGCGCTGGACATGGCAGAGTGGGGGCTTCACGGCGATGAAAGCAATAAACGAGCCTGTATTCGGAATGTACAATATGGGCATAGACAGCATGGAATATACCCATTCATACACCTGCATCAACGATGATGCAATAGGTGACACATTCCTCAGATACGTGCCATATTACGATTATTGTCAATCGGCGGACGATATTCACCCGGTAAAATTTATTGAACTATGTGCGAAAAATCCCGCACTATGCGAGCAGCTGTGGAAATGTGGATTTTCAAAGGTAGTAACAGATATGGCAGTCGGTAAATCCGTCTTTTCCAAAATGATAAATTGGAAATGCACAGAGATAAAAAAGGCGCTGGGCTTTGATGCCAAGGAAATGAAAGAATTTCATGACAATGGCTGTTACTATTCCCTTCGGCAGATATACGGATATATGCTGCTGAAAAAAATAAAAGGCATAAACAGCTTCGATGAGTGCATGAACATTCTCAAAGCCGACGGAATAAGTCTTATTGAAGAAGAGATCAAGCTTTCCCGTCAAATGAGGGCGTCGTTTGTAAAGGTCAGAAACTATATCTATAAGCACTGTAAATCTGACAGATACGGAGGGGCGCTGGAATGGAGCGACTGCAACAGAATGATGGATACGCTCGGATATCCCAAGGAAAGCGTTCTGAGATTTCCCAAAAGTCTTAGAAAGCTGCATGACCGTCTCGTAAACGAGACCAATGCGGCGGAAGAACGTATAAGAAAGGCTCAGGACGTCCCCAATGACCTTAAAATCAAGGCACAGGAGGAAGAGCTGTCAAAGCTCATCTACAGCAATCTGCTGTATGAAATAGTATTGCCTAAGGATATGCAGGATATCAGAGATGAGGGCAAAGTCCTTGACCATTGTGTGGCATCATACGCCGAGCGCCATGCCAGAGGTGCTACACACATATTTTTTATTCGTAAGCGCTGGAACCCTGAGGAACGGTGGTACACCATCGAGGTATCGGCGGAAGGATATATACGGCAGTGTTACGGATACAAGGATAACAGAACGGTCAAGAAGCCAGACAGCATCAAGCAGTTTGAAAAAGAGTATCGGCTGTTCCTGGATCATGTATTCAATAGGCTGAGCGACAAGGAATATGAAAAAGAGGCAATGAAGCTTGCCGATAACGGAGGTAACGAAAATGGAAGAAACAACAATAATCAGCTCACAGCATAATGAGTGCCTGGACTGGAGTCTTGAGCAGATAGACCAGTCCATTGTAGCACATTCATATGATATGGCACGCTCTATACTGGAGATCGGCAAGGCTCTCAAGGCCATTGAAGACGGGAAAAAGTACACCGAAAAAGGATATTCCAGCTTTAAAGAATATATGGAAGACGCATCGGCGCATACATTTGAGTTTAAATATACTCAGGCACGGAAGCATATCAGGGTGTACGAACGATTTGGCGGTCGTCTTGACAAGCTTAATTGTGCCAAAATTGAGGTACTCGACGTTCTCAGAGATATCCCGGAAGAGGATTTTGAAAAGCTCAACGACAGTGGAGAACTTAATGCTATGAGCAAAAGGGAGGCCGAGGAGCTGAAAGCCAAGCTTGAAGCAGCCAATGAGCAGATATGTCTATTGACTGCCGAAAATGATAAGATAGCTGTCGAAAAAGAAAAAATTACAGCCGACTGCAATAGCTTCAAGGCTGAACGTGATGAATACTACGAGCAAATGAAGGGACTTGAAAGCCGACCTGTGGAAACAGTCATTGCAGAGCCTTCCGAGGAACTTCTGAGGTCAATCCGAGAAGAGGCTGCCAAGGAAGCCGAAAAGAACATGGTATCTGCAAAGTCTGAATATGAGAAAGCAATTAAGGAGCTTAAGAAAGAAAAGAAAGCGGCTGAAAGCAGGGTCAAGGAGATAGAAGAAGCTCATAAAAAGGAGCTTGATGATATGTCCGCATCGTTGGGAGCGGACAAGGCAGCCACTGATGAACGAATAAAAGAGCTTGAACGCAAATTGCAGTCAGCCGAAAAGCCTGCCGATTCGGAGCTTATCGAGTTCAAATTCTATTTTGCCGAGACACAGGACAACCTCAAAAAGTTCCTTAATGCACTCGACAAAGTATCGGATCCCGAGAAGAAAGAAAAATTCAAGGGAGCGGCTATTAAGTTTGTAGAAGCCATTCTCGGTGATCTGAAGAAGGAAAGCTTATAAAGGAGCCATTCATATGAACTACACAAAAATTTATGCCGCAGTGGCAAAGAAGAAAACGATATATGTCTGGCAGCCGAACGAAAGTGACCAGTGGCTTATAGTTGATGGAGCCATATACAGTGTAAGCGGACTGCCTGACCTTAACTGTGAAAATGTCCTGCCTCTCATAGGTGTTGACAGTGAAACCAGTGCATCATACAACGTAAGCTATTTCAATGGGAAGAACAAGGATATCTTGCGGAAATACATATACTGCAATGCCTGTGAAGGCGATGGGCTTATGGTCCCCACGAAGCTTGCATTCAGTGATGTGGTCGTGCTCAGAGGTGAGAGCAGCAATGCTCCTCTTTGCGAGTTTGTAAAAGCGGAAAGCATCAGGCCATTTTCGGGGCAGGGTGTTGAGTTTATTTACAGACCTACTCCCGATCTTTCGCCGGGGGCCATGATAATCATCAAGGAGGGGCTTATCACAGTGGGAGCGGCCATTCCGTACAGTTTCAAGGGCAGTTTTAGAAATACAAACACTCTGCGGCATGACCTTCTTGCTGCAGCCCGTGAAATTGAAGAGCAGACCAAAGAAGATGCGGACGAGGAATTTGAGCAGACCGAACTCTGAGCATTCTCTTCTGCACTATATCAACAACGTATCCTATACTATTACATTTATATAGTATAGGATATCCTCGCATTTTCGCAAAAATAAAAATGGCCTAAAAAGGCTTTTAAAAACTCGTTTATAGTATTATCTTTTGAGATTATGAACGGAAGGAAGTGATAACGTGGTACGTGGGTATCTGATGGCTGTAACAGACATTAACGACGAGCGGCACATCGTTAAGACCTACTCATCGGGCATGATAAACAATCACGGACTGAAAGGCAGAGCAAAGAAGTCCGCTGAGACTGCCGACAAGGTGAAGAAGCATAACCAAAAGGTCAGCATTCAGAATTTATGCTGGCTCATGCAGCTGAACTTTGAAGAGGGCGATTATAACCTGTCGCTGCATTACTGCGCAAACGGTGACAGACCCCTCGATGAGTGGCAGGCGCAGAAAAATGTTGCTGCATTCTGCAAGGACCTGAAAAAATGGTGCAAACAGAATATGCCTGACGGATATTCTCTCGATTATCTGTATTGCACACACACTACGACAGCCAGAGGCGCTATCCACCACCACATGATATTACGCAAGGATATCCCGCTGCACGTCATACAGCAGCTGTGGGCAAAATGGGGCAGTGTTTCCGTCGGGCGCAGCCTTTATAGGGGCTATGATTATTATACGCTGGCGTGGTACTGGATAGCCGACCCGAAGCATGAGCCGCACCCAAAGGGTATGCGGTCATACATACCGTCACATGGGTTGAAACGTCCTGTAACAGTCCGTGAGATAGTTCCTGCGAAAACATGGCGCATAAACCCCAAAGCCCCAAAAGGCTGGCGCATCAAAGAGGACACGCTTTACAACGGCGTTGATGTTTACGGATATCCGTACCAGAGCTACACGATGATAAAAATATCGGACGTGAAGAGGATTTAAGTGAGACAAGGATATGCGATAAGGAGGTAAGGAATGACGATAGAACAGCAGAAGCAGCATTTTTGCCTTAGCAAGGAAGAGATAGAAAAGGCTTGGGAAGATCAGCACAATGGTGACACGTTGGTCAAGGTGTCGTTAAAATATCACTGCGGCATATCTACCCTTTACCGAGGGTATCGCATATATGGTCTTGGCACTCCTGTGCGGAAGCAAGGTAATAGAAAGTGACATCTGAATTCTTAAGATGGCTTGTAGGTCTTATACGGTCAGGCGATGTACACCCGTTTTATATCTCTACCGAGTGGCGGAGGTCCAGAGCAAAGGCAATGAAGTACTATCACGGGGAATGTCAGCGATGCAAGCATGAGAAAACTCCAAGTGTTCTTACGCCTGCAACGATGGTACATCATGTAAAACCTGTAAAAAAATACCCTCAATATGCCCTGTCTTTGTTTGTTTTTAATGCACAAACAGGGAAAAAAGAGGCTCAACTTATCCCTTTGTGCAATGACTGTCACGCAGCTGTCGAAAGCAAGACAATGAAGGCGACAGAAGGATATCCGGAGCGATGGTAGGGCGTTTTTTTGGGGTATCCCCCCTTTCAAAAAAAGGCGGAATTTTGAGCCTTTTCATATCGGGCATAGGGACAGGACAATGTCGGGAGGAGCGGAAATTTTTGTTCTACGCACATATGCGCACATGCGCACGCGCGCGTAAATAGTATAGGAGGCAACAGTATATGGGAGCGGCCAAAAGGCAGAAAATCACGGACATAAGAGAGTCACTGCTTGAACAGCTCAGAAGCTCGGGCAGGGACACTCCGTATTACATTGACATGGTGGACGCTTATCTTGACCTGTGGAGGGGAAGAGAGGCATTCAGAAAAGACATTTCAAAGAGAGGGTATTTTGTCTGCGAGACGGACAAGTATGGAAACACATGGAACAAAGTCAATCCCTCGGTGGCGGCGAGGCAGGGCACTACTGTGAAAAGGGCGGCTCAGCTTATAAAGCTTGGACTCAATAATCCCTGCGCTGACGATGATGAGGAGATGTGACAGGCGTGTCCGTTGAAAGAGGTGATAACATGGCAGTCGGTAACAAAGGGAGCGGCGCGTGCTGCTGCTTCGGGTGCGGCAGGCGGTCTCAGTCCTGTCACGCTCAGTGTGAAGAATACAGAGAATATCTGAAAAGCAATGCGGAGAAGCGCAATGCGCATCTGAAAGAGAGGCTTGCACTTCAAGGCTACTCCGAGCACGTGGCAAGGTGCATCGAGAGAAGAAACAGGAAGAAAAGGCAATAATGCTATTGGGAGGTACATATGGAAAATACACATACGGCGATAATCAGGTTCCGTGACGGCGACAGTGCGGAGGTCAAGGGCTGTGCTATGATGGGCGTTGACGCTTCTGGGAATGTGATTGTCATGGAGATGGGCACAGGCGACAAGCTGCTTATCAATTTTGACTGTGTGAGATATGCAGGCTTTGAGGATACGGTGGGAGCGGTCTCTGTCAATGACAATGAGCCTGAGACATTCCGCAGTTCCCGCAGCAGGACGGGCAGAGGCAGGCAGGGGGGCAATGGCGTATGATGATGTTTGTGGCGGGCTTCCTTATCGGGTGTTCTATGGCAGCGGTACTGATCGGAGTTGCTGCCTGCGTTATAGCTTCGGGCGATGCGGAAAGGAAGAATAAAAAGAAATGAACAGAATAGAGGATTTCGTTGAATTTGTCGGAGGTCATATATGGGACGCTGATGTAATAGCGGGACGTCTCGAGGAGCTGGGATATTTTTCTGCGCCTGCATCAATCAGATATCACGGAAACGTTACGGGCGGTTTGTATGAACATTCCAAGGCGGTAACGCTGGAGTTGCTGAACCTTACGGAAAAGCTCGGTCTGAGGTGGGGGAGACGTGACAGCATTTACATTGTCGGAATGTTTCATGACATATGCAAGACTGACGACTACAGTCGTGAAATTGTTCGGGAAAAGGCGGCTGACGGAAGCGTGGTGTGTGAAACCGAGGGCAAGTGGGTGTACAACACTGATATGCTTTTACCAGGACATGGAGAAAAGTCCGTAATTATCGCACAGCATATTTTAGGCACACTGACGCAGGAAGAAATCATGTGCATCAGATGGCATATGGGAGCCTTTGACGACAGAGAGAACTGGAAGTATTACAGTGCGGCTGTAAAGAAATATCCCAATGTGCTATATACGCACGTGGCGGATATGACTGCGTCGAATATTTTGGGGATTTAGCGGAGGGCGAGAGGAATGAACAGAATAAATGCAAACGAAATAAACGAATTATTCGGCGTTACCGAAAGCTTCATGCTGCCCGATAAGTTAATGGGGCTACTGTTCTCTGAAGAGATATACAGTATATTTGAAAAATATTGTGACATGCAGGGTGATTTGTCCTATGACGGATTTACCGATTATTTTCAGGAAGAGCACAGCAGCCGCAAGGCTATGATGCAGGATTTCACGCCAAAGGAACTGACGGGGCTTGTGGCGCGAATTGTGGGGGAAGATGTAAAAAGCTGCCTTGACGTTTGTGCAGGAACCGGAGGATTGACCATAGCTATGCACGGTGTTGCACCCGAATGCAAATTTTACTGCGAAGAGCTTTCAAAAAGGGCATTGCCGCTTTTACTGTTTAATCTTTCGGTGCGAAACATATCAGGATATGTAATAAACAAAGATGTCTTGTCAGGTCAGGTTTACGGAGCGTGGCAGATAGTTCAGGGAGAGCACTTTGGGAAAATTGTTAAGATTGACAGTGTTCCCGATGTGCCTGTGGACGTATGTATAACAAATCCGCCATATTCGTTGAAATATGATTTTACAGAAAAGCCAGAGGACGGCAGATTTGCGGAATACGGGTATCCACCAAATCAGTTTTCGGACATGGGATTTGTTATTCATGGAATATCACGGCTGAAGGAAACAGGGCAGGTAATTGCAATTTTACCGCACGGCGTATTATTCAGGGGAAACAGAGAACTGAATATCAGGCGAAAAATGATTAAGAAGGGCAATGTACACGCCGTTATTGGTCTGCCCGAAAAGCTGTTTTTAAACACACAGATACCTGTTGCAATTATCATATTCGGGAAAAATTCTGTCGAAAAAGTTATCTTTATTGACGGATCAAAGGAATTTGAAAAAATCGGCAAGCAGAACCGTCTGCGACGGGGAGATGCCGACAAGATACTGCGCACGCTGAAAAATGCCCTTGAAGTCGAAAGGTATTCGCATATAGCTGACATATCGGAAATACAGGACAATGACTATAATCTGAATATTCCAAGGTATGTTGATACTTACGACCCGCCACAGCCTATAGACATTGTGGCAGTCACAAAGGAGCTGTATGAAAACGAGCAGAAAATAAAACATTGCGAAGCCAAAATATATGCAAGCCTTGCAGAGCTTACGGCGAGAGACGAAAAAACAAGGGCTGAGCTTGAAGAAGTTCGGCGGATATTCAGGGAGATGATTGAACACAGATGAATTGCGGATATGTGAAGCTTTACGGCATTGCAGACATTGAGCGGTGCGGGAGTGGTATTGTTTATCCTATGGGGACTGTTTACATACAAGTTTCTGCTTGTGCCAAAAATTCCGCTGAAAAGTGGCACATCACAGAGACGGAGTGTGAGCTTGAGGGAAAATATGCAGCAGTACGTCCGAAAGTACCTGTTATCCCATTATTCCTTCGGGAGGCTCTGGAATACACAGCGGAAGAGTTTTTTTGCAGGTATATAGGGAGCAATATAAACATTCAGACCGATTTATTCAGATACTATGAACTGTCGTTTTATTTTGATATCAAGGATCAGCAGACTGTTCTTGATGCTCTGAGACCAATGCAGGAAGGCATTGAGGCGGAACGGCGTATAATCGAAAATGTAAAAAAATCCCCGCAGACACATAAAGCATCTGCGGGGAAAAGCGCATCAGGCAAGGTGCAATTTTTCTTTGAGGGCTTCCTGCAAAACGGCGGAGAAGTTTATATTTGCCTGTTCGGCTTTTTCGTTCAGCCATGACGGAATAGTGCAGTTTTTCTTGACACTGCGGTTATCGAGCATACGGCGGTAAGCGTCGGGGTCTGCATCGACAAGGGTCTTGATCTCATTTGCGGCACAGTTAAGTGCGGTGATATCCGAGGGAGCGGGAAGCTCACGCTTGTCATCTTCATAGGTCACGCAAAGAAGGCTTATGGCATCTCTTGCCATTTCAATGGCTTCGGGAACGGTCTCGCCGAAAGTGTTATTATCGAAGTCGGGGATAGTTACAAGGTAGCCGCTTCCGTCATCGCATTTGGTGAGTATTACAGGATAACAGGTTTTCATATGGTCAGCACTCCTTTTGGTATATTTGAAAACAGCTTTTGGGGGAGCTTTGCTCCCCGTTCGCTATTTTAGGTTTCTGCGTTTGATTATTGCTTTTGCGAGGTTCTCGTTGATCTCGGCGTGTCTCGGTATTGCCTCAGCTTCCTTGCCTTTGGTGTAAACATCGTGATTTCCGCCGCATCTTCTGAACTCCCAGCCGTTCTTTTCAAGAAGCTTTATCAATTCCCGCCTTTTCATTTTCTCCCTCCTTCTATTATATATTATACGCCTTTTATGCGTATTTGTCAATAGATGGGAAAGAAAATGATGTATAATATTATATGCGTATTTTGTACGCATTGTGCAAAATGAAAGGAGTACACAAAAGAAATGATACGAGGTGATGAAATGGCATGAAATACGTAAAACGGTACTGTGACAAGATACTTGGCGAGGAGATACGCAGCTGCGAGGAGCAGAAGCAGCTATGCAGGCTGGTTCTGCGTGCCTTTGAAGAAGAGGACATACACATTGACGAGCTGAGTGTTGATAAATATTTTGGCTTGCAGAAATATTTCAGATATGAGCTTTTTGACTGGGAGAAATTCTGCTTTGTGCTCCATTGCTGCACGTACCGTGCGGACGGAATGCCGAGGTGGCCCGATATGCTGGGATACATGGGGCGTGGGTCGGGAAAGAACGGATATGTGAGCTTTGAGGATTTTGCGCTTCTTTCCCCCGCAAACGGCATAAGGAATTACAACATACAGTCCTTTGCGGCGGCTGAGGACAACGCCAAGACCAGTTTTGAGGAGGTACGCAATGATGTTCTGGAAGAGCACAAGCCCAAGCTTTCCCGCTTTTATTCCTGGAACATGGAGAAGATAACCTGCACAAAGACAAAGAGCGTATGGACATACCACACGTCCGCCCCAAAGACCAAGGACGGCGGACGGCCGGGAAAGGTGAATTTTGACGAGATACACGTTTTTGAAAATTCCGACCTGATAGACGTTGCGGAGGGCGGCCTCGGCAAGGTGCGTGACCCCCGAAAGCTGTACACAAGCACAGACGGAGAGGTGAGGGACGGTGTACTTGACGCAAAAAAGGAAGTGGCGAGGGCTATACTCAGAGGAGACCGCCCCGACAACGGATTTTTGCCCTTTATGTGCCACATGGAGCTTTCGGAGATAGATGACCCCGACAACTGGATAATGGCGGTGCCCAGCCTTGACGAGTTTCCTGTGCTGAGGGAGCAGATGATGCGTGACTACATAGAGTACAAGGAAGACCCTATACGCAAGAGGGCATTTGCGGTAAAGCGCTGCAACTGCCCTGACGGTGTACGTGAGGGAGCGGTGACGGGCTGGGAGAACATACAAGCCTGCTGCCGTGGGGCTATGCCCTCGGAGATACCTGAGGTATTGAAGCGCCCATGTATCATTGCGGTGGACTACAGCCTTGTAGATGACTTTATGTCGGCGGTGATCGTAAATCTTATTGACGGGATATATTACGTAAGGCAGAAAACATGGATATGCGAGCAGAGCCGTGACCTGCCCAGGATAAACTTTCCGTACATGGAGGCTGTTGCCCGTGGGGAAGCTGAGATGGTCAAGGGTTCGGAGATAGGCTCGGAGCTTCCGTTTCTGTGGATAAAGGAAGAGACAAAAAATCAGAGAGTGCTTGCGGGAGCGGCGGACAGCTACAGATTTCCCCACATGAAGAGGAACGCTGAACAGATACTGGGCATAACGGGAGAGGCGAGAAAGGCGGCAAACCATTACGGAGAAGACACGGGGCATATATATTTTACCCGTCCCTCTGACCTTGCAAAGGCTGCACCCGACATCACCCTCGACCTCAACAGGCGTATGTTTTACTGCGGTGACAGCATGATAATGCGCTGGTACCTAAACAACGTAAAGCGTGTGGTGGATAGCAAGGGCAACACGACCTTTGAGAAGATAGAGGGCAAGAGCCGAAAGACTGATGGTGCTATGGCACTGTTTGCGGCTATGACCGTTGCGCCCATGCTTGAAAAATACGATAAGAAAAAAAGTTCGGGCATAGTACTCCCGAAACTGAAAATATACAGATAGGAGGCTGTAAGGTGAGCAAAAAGTTGACAGGTGCGGCGGCGTACTTTTCGCAGCTTGATATTACCGCAGTATCTTTGTGTGGTAAAATCAGAATAAAGATATGCACCAAGAATGAGCTGGATATGCTGATGAACGGCGAATTGCAGTCAACTGCAATATTCGGAGAGATGCTGAAAAAATATTCGGGTAATGCCCCTGACAATATGCCCGAAGCGGAGCTGAGCAGGCTCATGGGGGTATATATCGACGGCATTACGAAGATAATTGAGGACTGGGGGGAATATCTCAAAGTTCCCGAAAGCTCATTCCCTCTTGAAAATTCTCTTCCGGAATGCTCATTTCCTGCTTCAACTCTTCCGGAAAAGCTTGTTGCGGAATACACGGGGCTGAGTATCCTCCGGGTCGGCGATCTTGATTATCTGCTGTACAGGCTGTATCTTGCCGATGCGGTGAAATACAATCTCGGCAGGACGGAAAAGGGCATTGATTATCTTAATGCGGCGCATCTGGAGATGTTTTCGGAATATGACCGCAGTGCGTTTCTTTCGGGCGGTGCGAAAATAACGGTGAAAAGGTGATGTTATGGCGAACTGGGGAAGGACGGGGCTTACCAAAGCCGATGACGGAAATGTTGAGATAGACCTTGTGGGCGCTTACACGACATTTACGGCAGAGATACAGAATGAGATAGAGACGATAATCAGGCGGCTGGGCCGCGAGATGCAGGCAGAGCTTGAGGAAAAATCGCCTGACGGTGAATTCTTAGAGAAGAAATACAAGGGCAAAAGATACCGATACAGCCGCAGAAAGTACGGTGCAAGCCCCGGAAGCTACAAGCACGGCTGGAAGGTAAAGTTTAGCGACAGGAAAAAGGGCATGGGAGGAAGGATAGCAGCCACGGCATACCAGAAGGGAGAGGACTACAGGCTTGTTCATCTTCTGGAGTTCGGGCACAGAATGCCCAATGGCGGAACGTTTGGGGGAAATCCCATAGTTTCGCAGATACAGGAAAAATACAGGCAGAAGGTCTATGAAGAGATACGGCGGCTGTTATCCAAGTGAAAGGGAGGCGGTAAAATGAACGAAGAGAGTATTTCAAAGCTTACTGACAGCTTTTTTGCAAGAATGAGGCTGCCCGATGAAATGCGAAGCGACCCCGAGGAAAGGGAGCTTATGAAGGGTTATATCCTTGAAGGCAGGAAGAAGCTTGACCTTATCGCCTGCGGGAAAAGCGTTGATTACGAAAAGGACGAATATGCGGGAGGACTTTTGTACAACTACTGCTTTTACGCACGGAATGACTGCTGCGAGAAATTCTCCTCGGCATACAGGAGTGACCTTATCGCCCTGAGGAACATGGCAGTTGCAGGCAAGCTTGAACTTGAAGCTGAGAAAGGGAGTGAGGACGCTGCGCAGGATCAATAACACCCTCGCCTCCGAGCATTTTTCCGACGGGATAGCGTATCTCTATCAGCTGCGCAGTGACGGAGAGCCTGACGAAGGCTCACGGATAAGGCGATTTTTCGGGGAGCGGAACATCACCTACAAGCGCATTGCGGAGGCAAGGCAGATCATGACGGAATACAGCCGCATAATCGGCATTCCGCTGACCGCACAGGGAGCGTATGCGAACATACGCTGCGCCCGCATCGGCGACAGGCTGTACAGGGTGGAGACGGTTCAGGAGATATTCACTGCTGTGCCTCCCGTGGCTGTGATGGCACTGTCTGACTGGGATATTGATACGAGAAGGTAAAGGAGGCGGTCGGAATGGGACTTAAAGAGCTGCTGGGTTCGGTATTCGGCACAAAGACTGCCGACCCCGTAAGGACGGAAGTAACCGTAGCGGGCGGCGGCACGTATGTGCCTGCGGACATGAACGCTCAGCTTAAGAGACTGGCGTGGAACATATGTGTTGACTACATTGCTTCGGCTGTGGCAAAATGCGAGTTCCGCACGTTCCTTGAAGGCAAGGAAGTGAGAGGCGAGGAATATTACCTGTGGAATGTAGCGCCCAATGCCAACCAGACCTCAACAGAGTTCTGGCGGGAGGTGATATTCAGGCTCTACAGAGACAAGGAGGCGCTTATCGTTCCTGTGGGCGGTTCGCTTATAATCGCCGAACATTTCTCCAAGGAAGAGCTGGCTATTGCTCCGACAATATTCACGAACATCGGCAGAGGAACGCTGAGCCTTTGGCAGACATTCACAAGCGAGACGGCTATATATTTATCCCTGCCGGGAGATGTTGCTCCGGGGCCGCTTGTGTCGGGAGTGACTGACATTCTGGAAGGCACGCTTTCCGAGGCGGTGGATAAGTATAATCACGAGGGCGGAGAAAAAGGAACATTTGAATATGACGCTGACCGCATGGGTGACGATGATTACAACAATGCTGTAAATCAGGCACTCAATGAGGATTTCAAAAACTATTTTGCCGCAAAATCCGCAGTGATGCCGTTATATGCGGGCACAAAATATAACCAGTACACCAACAGCTCGGGTCAGAAAACTTCCATTGTGGGGGATATAAATTCCATCATACGGCAGTCGATAGAGGTAACGGCGCAGAGCATGAAGATACCGCCTGCGCTTGTGCTGGGAGAGGTGGCGGACACAAAGACGGCAGTGGATAATATGCTGACATTCTGTGCTGACCCTTTGCTTGACATGATAACGGAAAGCATTAACTTTGTGCGATACGGCAAGGAAGTGCTCAACGGTTCATACATACAGGCGGACACCAGCTGCATAAAGCATCTTGATGCGCTGAGCATCGCAGGAGACCTGGACAAGCTGAAATCCGCAGGGCTGTTCAGCACCAATGAGATAAGGCGCAAGGTGGGAGAGCCACGCATCAACAAGCCATGGGCTGACGAATACAGCCTGACCAAAAACTATGAGAACATACCCGGGTCGGGCGCATCGTCCGATGACGGCAACAGCGGAAAGGAAGAGGAAAAATGAGGATAGACGGCAGAATAATGCAGGCGGCGGAAAGCAAAAAGGGTGTTATTTACATTTACGACGAAATAAAGAACGACAGCTACGACTGGTGGAACGGTGCTGTCATTGTCTCGGAGACCTCGGAGAAGTTTATCAGAGACCGTCTGGCAGAGTTTGAGGGAGTTTCACAGCTTGATATCCACATTTCCTCCTGCGGCGGCTCGGTGAAGGTGGCTATGGGGCTGTACTCCCAGATAAAGGCTTTTGCCTGCCCCAAGAAAACGGCATACATCGACGGAATGGCGGCAAGTGCTGCCACTGTTGTAGCGATGGCTGCCGATGAGGTAATAATGCCTATGGCGGGGCTGATGATGATACACGACGCCTGGATAAGCGGCACATCGGGCAATGCAGAGGAGCTGAGAAAGACTGCGGATGACCTGGACGTGATAACCTCGGCAAGCAGGACGGCGTATTTACAGCATTCGGGCGGCAAGATATCCGAGGAAGAGCTTACTACCCTTATGAGGGCGGAAGCATGGCTCACGGCAGAGCAGTGCAGAAAGTACGGGCTTTGCGACAGGATATCCGATGAAAAGGCAAATGATGACGGAGAAGCCAAGCAGGCATTACGTTCCGCATTCCCTGCTTTCATGAACACGGGGGCGTGGATATCGAGGATAGAAGCAAGGCTGTGCGCCATTGAAAATGCGGTATGCGGAAAGGCTCATGATGAAGCTGAGGGCGATGCACCCGCAAACGGTAAGGGAGCGGAGCAGGAAGAAAAGCCCGGGGCTGTTATGAGCAGAGAGGATATGCTTGCAAGCATAATCGGGATATTTGGCAGAGAATAGTCCCTAAAAGTTGGTATTAAGGGTGCGTGGGTTTATGTTATTCTTGAAATAAAGAGGCGCACGCACCGTAGCGCATAATGAAGGAGGAGATCAGAATGGGTGCAGAGAAATCAAGAGACCTTATTAAGCTTGACAAGGAAAAAATGAGCGAGAAGCTTTCCGTTGCCATGAAGTCGGAGAACACCGAAGAGGCTGCAAAGGCCATGACCGAATTTGCTGACATGATACAGCAGAGCATTATCAGCGAGGCACGTGCCCTTAATGCAGAGAGTGCGGCGGACAAGAGCATTCTTGCGGCAAGAGGCGTAAGACAGCTTACAAGCACCGAGCAGAAGTATTTTGAGCAGGCCATTGAGGCTATGAAGGGCGATAATGTAAAGCAGGCACTGACCAACATTGAGGTGGCAATGCCCATTACCTACATTGACAGCGTTTTTGACGAGCTTGTGCAGGAGCACCCTCTCCTGGCGGCTATCACATTTGTGAACACCAGCGGCTCTGTAAAGATGATCGTAAACAAGGGCGGTATCCAGCTGGCGGTATGGGGCAAGCTCACCGACTCCTACAAGACCGAGCTTTCAGGCTCCATTGAGGAGATAGATGCGGGACTTTACAAGTTACAGGCATTTATCCCTGTTGCAAAGGCTATGCTTGACCTGGGCCCTGCATGGCTCGACAAATACATTCGCACTATCCTCTCGGAAGCACTTTTCTTTGGCATTGAGAAGGCGATCATTTCCGGAACGGGCAAGGACGAGCCTATAGGCATCAACCGTGTTGTAGGCAGCACTTCCAGCGTTTCCGCAGGAGTTTACTCCGAAAAGGAAGCTATCAAGGTAACAAGCTTTGAGCCTGCATCTTACGGTGCTCTTTGCTCACGCCTGGCGACAAACTCCGAAAGCGGACTTTCAAGAACGGTAACAGGGCTTATTCTTATTGTAAATCCTGTGGATTACCTCAAGGTCATCATGCCTGCCACAACTATGCTCACACCCTCGGGCGTATATGTACGTGATATTTTCCCTGTGCCCACACAGGTTATCCAGTCACAGGAGTGCGCACAGGGCAAGGCATATCTCGGAATGGCAAAGCGCTACTTCATGGCTCTGGGGTCTGCAAAAAACGGCAAGATCGAGTATGATGACAGCGTGCAGTTTATGGAGGACAACCGTGTATATGCCATCAAGATGTACGGCAACGGTATGCCCCTTGACAACAACGGCTTCATCACCCTTGACATTTCGGAACTCAAGCCTCTCAGATACAATGTTACCACGCTTACCGAGACCCTTGACAAGTTGACAGAGAGCACTACCACCGAAGATGGCAAAAAGTAAAGGGAGAGGTAAGGCATGGCAGGCTATGTGATGGACAATGTCTCCGCCGAGGAGATAGCAAAGCTTATCGGCGATGTGCTCGGGATCCCTGCGGCTGAGGAATTTTACACAAAGACCGAGGCACCTTATGCGGCAGTGCTTACGCCCGCCGCAAGGGTCTCGGCTCCCGATATGGGAAGATATTACGCAAGGACCCAGAGATACAGGATAGAGCTGTACACCAAGACAAAGGCGGACACTCTCAGAGAGAGGTTCAAGGACCTTATTTACAGCACTATCCCTGCAGGGGAGTTTGATGAAGAGGAAGTAAGCTACTCCTCCGACCGTCTCTATCTGACGGCAATAGAGTTTGAGATCATGGAATAGGAGTGATAACATGAGCGAACAGGTTACTACACGAGTTTTCAAAGGATCGGGATACATATTTGCAAGAAAGCACAGCGCATCTGTATCGTTTCCCAAGGTGGCAGATATGGCCTCGATGACGAAGGTAGAGGCGGAAGCTATTGACGCATATATCCGTGCTCTTGCGGTGGCGGACAACGAGCTGGGATATCTTAAAAACGGCATTACTATTACCGAGACCCTTACGCCCCTGGAAGATCAGGATGACATGGGCCGCCTTAAGGTGGCAGATATCCAGGATGAAAAGGGCAATGCGGCATTTGCACTCTTTAATGCCAATGCAAAGACCATCTCGAAGATCCACCCTCTGGCAAAGGCGGCAGAAAACACAGAAGCGGGCATAAAGCTCACGAACCTGGGCGGTATTGCCAACAAGGACGATTCGGCTTACGATATCCTTTTTGTACACCCCGATACCGATCTGGGCGATATCTGTGTTTATACCCTGGGCAAGAATATTTCGGGACTTACGCTGCAGTTCCAGCCCAACCAGGTAACGCCTCTGAACTGCACCTATGCGGCTCAGGCTATTGACACAACAGGCGTTCTGTACAAGGTGAGCGAGCACATGGCGGGCAAGCCCATATATGAGCCGGGCAAAGATCAGGGCTGATAAGGAAATAAATTTATGTAAAGCGGGAGGGACAGGCACATTCATTGCGGCTGTCCCTTTTTTGACACAGGGAGGCACGTATGGGAAAATTCGGCTTTACTGCGGTGATAGGTGCCGACTATTCGGCGCTCAACAACGCCATGAAGGAGATAGTCAGCAGCTCCAAGAAGCTCAACTCGGAGCTTAAGCAGATAAACAGCGCTCTTAAGCTTGACCCCGAAAATGCTGTGCTTGCGGCGCAGAAGCTTGAAGTCATGGGCGATGCCGCAAAGGAAGCGCAGAAAAAAATCGAAAAGCTGGAATCCCAGCAGGAAGCTATGAACAAGGCTCTGCAGAACGGGGATATAAGCGCTGAGTATTACAGGGAGTATCAGAGGGAGATTGAAAGGGCCGAAAGGACTGTAAGAGAGTTTACAAAGGCACAGAATGAGGCTCAAAAGGCGGCAGAGGACTCGGCGCAGGCACTGGCGGAAGCTCAAAAGGCAGCGGAAAATCCGGCTCACACACTGAGGGAGGCTTTAAAAGAAATCGACAGCAGCTCCAAAGAACTCAAAATTGAGATGGAGCAGATAAACAGCGCACTTAAGCTTGACCCGGAAAATATCATGCTTGCAGCACAGAAAATGGAGGTACTGAAGCAGTCCGCAGAGCAGGCGGAAAAGAAGCTGGCAGAGCTGACGAAGCAGCAGGAAGCAATGAATGCGGCTCTTAATGCAGGTGAGATATCCGACAGTGATTACCGAGAATATCAGCGTGAAATAGAAAAATGCAGCAGGACCATAAAAGAGTACAGGCAGGCAAATGAGCAGGCGGCAAACGCTGCCCAAAAGCAGAGTAATGCGTTTGAAGAGCTGAAAAGTTCAAGTGCCGACCTCGATAAGACTTACACAAACGCCTTAAACGAACTTAAAGAAGTCCGCTCGGCTATGAACTCCACTGGAGAATCCTCGGTGCTGTTCAGGCAGAAAATGCAGCTTTTACAAACTGCATCAGATGCACTCAAAGCCAAGCTTGAAATGCTTAAAAATGCGCAGGAACAAATGAAAAGCGCATTTGAGAATGGCAATATTTCAGGGGAAGAATACAGGGAGTTCCAGCGTGAGATTGAAAACACAACTGCTGAGTTAAAATTGCTTGGCAATGAGGCTCCGAACGCTTCCCAGTCTGTAGGCGGATTTGGGGACACGGTCAAGGCCATAATCACTTCCAAGGCTATTATCGGACTGGCAGAGGGCGCAAAAGCGGCGGCAGAGGCGCTTATCGACCTGGGAAAATCATCTGTTGAAAGCTATGGAGAGCTGGAACAGAACCTGGGCGGTGCCGACGCTGTTTTCGGGCAGTATTCGGAAAGCATCAAAAAGACCGCCGAGGACGCATATAAGACCATGGGAACGTCCCAGTCGGAATATCTGGCAACGGCAAACAAGATGGGTGCGCTCTTCCAGGGTTCGGGCGTGGAACAGCAGAAGTCGCTGGAGCTTACCGAAAAGGCTATGCAGCGTGCCACGGATATGGCATCTGTTATGGGTATTGAAACCTCTGCGGCATTGGAGGCAGTGACGGGAGCGGCAAAAGGCAACTACACCATGATGGATAATCTGGGTGTTGCCATGAATGCAACGACCCTGAAAGCATACACGCTTTCCAAGGGGCTTGACGTTGCCTGGGACAGCGCCTCGAACGCCCAGAAGGCTGAAATAGCCATGCAGTATTTTTTTGAGAATACAGAGCAGTATGCGGGCAACTTTGAGCGTGAAGCGAGAGAGACTGTAAGCGGATCTATCGGTTTGCTTACCGCCTCGATAGAAAGCCTTATGGCAGGGCTGGGAAATTCCGAGGCTGATATCGTCAATCTGACGCAGAATGTTATTGATGCGTTCGGCAGTGTAAAGGATAACGTAATGCCTGTATTGCAGGCAGTGTCTGATGCTCTTCCGCAGGTGGCGCAGGAGCTGGTTGAGGCTATTCCCGAGGTTATTCCCGAGGTTGCGGGAATGGCGGAGGAGATAATCGCCGCACTGGGAGAGGGGCTGGAAGCACAGCTGCCGAACATTACAGACATGGCGGTAGAGCTGCTTACGGCATTTGCGCAGAAGCTTACAGAGGCACTGCCTGCTATTGCCGACGGTGCTGTGCTTATAGTTACGACCCTGGCTGACGGCATAGGCGAGGCGCTGCCCGACCTGGTCCCTGCGGCTGTGGAGGCTGTTGTTAAAATAGCAGAATCGCTGCTCGACAACATAGACGTTATTCTCGATGCCGCCCTAAAGATCATCGAGGGGCTGACCGAGGGGCTTTTCAGGGCGTTGCCCGGGCTTTTACAGGAAGCGCCCACGATCATTGCCAAGCTTGGTACGGCGCTGATAGATGCAGCGTATGAAATTATCATCGGTGTGCCCGAGGCTATTGTTAACGGCATTGTTGATGGTCTTGGCGGATATGACTGGACGGGCGGTGCAGACAAGGCTATAGGAAACCTCAAAGCAGCGCTTGATAAAGCGGCAGAGAAGTGGAATATATCGGAAATATGGGCAGACAAGATAGTTGCCGATGATGGCTATGAGGTACTGGGGTCTCAGGACGAGGCGGAAGCACGGCTTGATGCTGCTCTGAAAGAGCTTGAAGAAAAGCGTGGTCAGATACCCGAGGAGTACAGGCAGATACAGGAAGAGCTTAAAAAGGGAGCGGAAGAGACTGCTGACAAGCTGGCGGACACAAGCACCGAGATAGCTGAGGCGGCAGGGACTGCGGCTGATGTTGGTGTTTCGGAGACAAAGAGCGAAAATGGCGGCGATGAAAGCGGTGTAAATCAGAAGTCTGATATGCTCGACAAGGAGCTTGAAGAGCTTGAACACAAGTACAAGACCCACAAGGTAACGGAAGAGCAATACTGGGCTGAGAGAAAAAGCACTCTTGAAAAATACCGTGATGATAACAGTGAGGAATGGAATGCTCTATACGACAAAGTAACTGAGCATTATACCAAGCTTGCGGAGGCTGAGAAAAAGGCAAAGGAAGCGGCTTTGAAAGAAGATACCGCCGAGGCCAAGAAGCGATTTGATGCGCTGTACTCTCAGCTCAGCGATGAAAAGATCACACGGGAGCAGTTCAATGATGAATATGCCGCTCTTACGGAAGAGCTTGCTCAGAAACAGATAGACATCTCGGAATATGCTTCCGATAAAATAGCATCATATGACGAGAAAGTCCGCAAGGAGGAAATGACTGCCTGGGAGAAAGCTTCAAAGGAAATAACGGACAAAATAACCAAGACCTATGAAAATGTCACACAGGCATATGAAAAGGCGAAAAGTCAGCTCATTTCCTCGGCAAAGCTCATTGACCAAAAGGTCACGGACACATCGGGAGCAGACAGATATATCCTTACGGACTTTGAGAAAAAGCGCAAGGAGCTTGCAAAATACCGCAAGGACCTTGAAAAGCTCAAAGAGACGGGCATTTCCGACGACCTTATGGAGCAGGTGATGAGCCTGAGCTATGACAGTGGAGAACGCCAGGGATATATTTCCGAATTACTTAAAATGAGTGACAGCCAGAGGAAAAAATATTACAAGGACGTTGATGCGTTCTATGCCGAGGCTGACAAGACTGCCGCATTCGAGGTACAGGACGATCTCACTGAGGCGGACAGGATAGCCAAAGAGGGCATTGAAAGCATATATGGCAGTATGCCTGCCGACGCATATCAGAAGGGCGTTGAAACGGCACAGTCGTACATTGATGGCATTAACAAGACCATGGCGGACGCTGATGCGCTCAGGTCCATGGGCTCGGATTTCGGGGAGCGGAGCCAGAACAGCAAAATGCAGTCGGCTGCATCGGGAAGCTCGGGCAGCACCTATTCGCCGTCGGGCACGGCACAGGGCGGCAAGAGCAGCTTCTACAGCGGAGATACGAAGATCGTTATCAATGTTGCGGGCAAGAATGTGATAGTAAGCACCATTGAGGAGCTTATCCGCAAGGGCAGACTGGCTGACAGCAGGAGGTGAAAAGTGTGTCAAAGGAATTTAATGGCGGATACACTATCAAGATAAACGGTACGGAGTGGGAGCTGCTGAACGGATACTCTCCGTCCTGGGCGGAGGAAGAGGCCGAGAACTTTGAAAACTATGACTTTTCGGATTTTACTCAGTTAAAGGGTGTTCGCTTCTCGGCGGCGTTCAAGGTGGGAAATCTTTCGGAAGAGGATAAAAGCGCTCTGCTTGATCTTCTGGCTTCACGCCTGGTGAGCATAGAGTGTCCCGATTACAAGGGAAATGTAAAAATAAGCGGCGTATCGGCTGAGCTTATCGCCGCAAAAAGTCTCGGAAAATGGTATTCGGTATCTTTCAATGCCGCCGCAGTTGCGCTCACGCCTCTCGGCGGCGGGCTTTAGCCTGGTGCTTACTGCGGGAGGCACTGAGGTCACCAGGTTCGGCAATATCACTGTGACAAAGGCTGTTGACGGGCTGGGAACGTCGGGAATATGCACTTCTCAGCTTTCGTTCGAGACCCCTGCTCCGTTTAATGCTTACAGGGCAGCTCCTGTTGTTCTTACGGGAGTTTCGGGCGTAGGAAAATACTATATTGACAGCAGGTCGCAAAGCGGCGGCGTGGTGACGGTGACGTGCCTCGACCGCATGGCTTTTTCCGATGAGGATTTCCCATATGCTTCCATAGACAGCTCGGTGCCTAAGAATGTTCCCATAAACACCGTAATGGATCTTATCATACGGACTGTAGGAGAGCTTACCGGGTGGGGCGGCATTCCCTCATGGCTTACGTCTATTTCCAGGACTGAGCTTCAAGGGACCTGTTCCGATATCCTTACAAAGATATCGGAGGCGTGCTGCGGCGTATTCTACATAACAGATGAGCAGAACCTGCAGTTCCTTCCTTACGGCAATACCTCCGGGCAGGTGAATGCAGACGTACATACGGCGCTTGATGTTGGCTGTGAATTTACGGCGGCGGGCATCAAATGCACTGACGGTGACGGAAATGTTATCACAAGAGGCGACGCTTCGAGGAAGTACGACAGCATTTGCATAGCCTCAGAGCTTATCACTGACAGCGGCTGCGAGGAGATATGGGGACGTGCCGAAAACTATACCCACGCTGCATATTCCTGCCAAAGGTGCAGACTTGACGGTATCCCGCCTACGGGTGGAACGGTAAATTTTGCGGGGAGCGGCATCATGCGTGCAGGATCTGTTACGGCAAGCATCAGCAAGGCGGGAATATTTGCGGAGGTGAGCAATCCTGAGCCGTCGGATTCCGAGATAGGCATGAGAGGACGCAATCTGCGTGAGAGCGACAGCAAGGTAAGGTATGGACGCAGCGGTGCCATGATGTTTACCAAATATCAGGGCGTTGTGATGGTGGACGGAGAGGAGAAGGTTAACAGTGGCTGATAACGACGGATATCCTTTCGTGTCCTATGGCGAGGGGCTGTTTTTTGACGGCGGGGACATACACTGTCGATATCCTTGTCTGTCATTTGAACGCATTGATGGCGAGACTTCGGGCAAAGCAATATACGAATATGGACCGTACATTATTACAGTGACGTATGATATTGACGGCGGGAAACGGAAGAATGCCCACTGGACACGGGTTTACAAGGAGGCGGGAACATGATATTAGACGGTGGGCTTATTTTACAAGCGTTGGCGGGCGGGGGAAGCTCGGGAGGTGGCAAGGTCAAGCCCATAACTATAACGGAAAACGGCACATACAATGTTTCCGACGCTGAAAAGGCTGAGGGGTATGTTGGATTTGCGCCTGTGACGGTTGATGTGCCGCAGAGCTGTTTGAATATGTGTGATTTGTTTGAGCAGCAGACACCAATCGCAGTTATACCGCTGTTTGGAGACTACACCGCCAAACTGGTACAGCTGCCTGAGGGGGTATGGCAAAGTCGGATTAGACAATACCAAACCTACATTTATGAAAATAATTATGAAACCTATTGTAGCGATGATAGAAAAATCATTACTTGCATTCTAGGTGTTTATCGTGGCGATACACTGCTTTATCTTGGCTATCCCACAACTAGTGATAGTTCGCAGGACGGTTACAGTGCAGAGAATGTTTATGACGATGACGGCAACATTATAGCGGTAAATGTGTGGAAATCGCACAATGTGATGTGGACGTACCGATTTTCTGAGATGACTGTTTCAGAAAATGTAAATATCACATCATTTTATAAATACATACAGGTGCCAACGGCAGGGATTACAACCTATTACGCATCGGATGGTACAGTGACAGAAAACACATTTAAAAACACGTGGAATTTAACCATTAGTGTGGGTGGTTCTGATTGGTGGTTCACCCGATTTACGGGCGATGAACTGATAGCCCAAATGGATATCTGTGCGCAAGATGTATATGCTGAGTATCGGAAAAGACAATCAACCTAAGGAGGATATTTTATTTATGGTAAAAGAAGTAAAAGGCTGCAACAGGGTCATCGAGATCACCCTTGACGGCACTGAATGTGCTGTGAAATTTGATGCCAAATACAACGGTTTCGATATCCGCAACAAGTCAGGCAAGGATATCACAGTATCCCTGAAATCAGGTGCTGCCAAGGGTGATGATGGCGTTATCACCATTGGAGACGGCGAGACGTTCAACTATATGCACATGATGGGGCTGGACACTGTATATATCACAGGTTCGGGTGCTGTGGCGGTAGCTGCCAAGAATGAGGCTGCGGCAAATTTTAAGGTTGTTCGGAGAGGGGGTGGAAGCGGGTATATGACAGGCAATTTAACATTTGGCGGCATTGTGTCAGATATTTATGATATTGGCAGCCCTGCTGTCATCGGATAATTTTTTAGGAGGTAAAATTTATGGCAGATATCAAAACCTATCAGCCGTCTATTGATCTCCCTGCGGCTAATCATAACCGTGCGGGATATTATGCGGCGGTCAAAAGCATTATATCATCGTTGGCAGATGATATTTCCGAATATTGCACCGTAGTTTATGATGACACCAATTACAGGATCACATTTACGCCAACAGCTGAAAACATCAATGACCATCATATAGCGTGGGAGGTTACATCAGCTGACTGGTTGCAGGTTGGTGACTACATAGGATCGGGCAGTATCGGAAATCTGTCATCACAGCAGTTTAACTCCGACCCTAAAATGTATTTTTATTTCGGTAATAACGTATTCTTTATGGGCATGGGCGCTACTGTTTTTGCGTGTGGTATAATCACAACGACATCATACGACGGCGTAATTACACCTATGTATTTTGACCGCAATATGCACTTCTACGTATCTAATTCAGACGCTAAGCTGAGTTTTACAAGTGCACAACACCGTGATAATAACACATCAACAAAATTCTGCATTAAGCCGTTTACATTTGGTTCGCTGGGTTTAATCGGCAATGATGTATTTTATTACGATGGCGGTGCGGGTACTATTCCAACACAGACTGTTTTTAGCATAAATGCCGATAGCTATATTTGCATTTTGTATAATATTCTGTTCAGACTTTAACTTTAATCGTGATTGGAGGAATGGAAATGGACAAGTTCACAGAAATTATCAAGATCATACTGGGCGGCATTGTCACGGCGGTGTCGGGATTTTTCGGCGGTATGGACGGTATCATGTTTGCGCTGATAGCGTTTATATCCATCGACTACGTAACAGGCGTGGCGGTTGCCGTGAAGCAGAAAAAATTATCCTCAGAAGTCGGATTCTGGGGTCTGGTGCGCAAGGTCTGCATCGTGGCGCTGGTAGGCGTATCACATTTTGTTGATGTGTATGTCATGCACACGGGTGATATTTTCAGGACGGCTATTGCGCTGTACTACATAGGCAATGAGGGCATATCGCTGTTAGAAAACATCGGCAATCTGGGGGTTAAACTGCCCAAGAAGCTGATCGATATACTGGAGCAGATACGTGACGATAATTCGGGGGAGGGCAAAAATGATGAGCATTAACATCAAAATGGATACAGGCACTGCCAACACCACTGTTGCCAAAGGGCGATCCATTGAATGGATAGTGATCCACTACACGGCAGGCACATCATCGGCTGCGGGCAGCGCACACAATCTTGCGGCATGGTTCAGGGCGGGAGCAAATCCCGCCAATCCTGCCAGCGCTGATTTTATTGTGGACGACGAAAATGTTGTCTGCTATAATCCTGACATTGCAAACCGTTATTCATGGGGCGCAGGCGGGGTAAAATACACCAAGATGTCCACGTCAGAGGGCGGCAGATATTACGGCAAGTGCAGGAACAGCAACTGCATCAACATTGAGATTTGCAGCAACAAGAAAAACAGGAAGTCTCTGAGCGCAGATGACACGGACTGGTATTTCACCGATGCAGAGCTGGCATTGGCTGCTGAGCTGGTCAAGCATCTGATGAAAACATACGGCATTTCAGCTGACCATGTTATAATGCACCACCAGGTGACCGGCAAGTTGTGCCCTGCGATGTGGACACATTCGGAGGCAGAGCTTGAGGGCTGGAAGAAGTTCCGGCAGATGTTTATGCCTGCTGCCGAAAGCAATCAGATGTTTTATGTGCAGGTCGGGGCTTTTAAGTCTCGGGAGAATGCTGAGGCATACCTTAAAACAGTGAAAAAAGATTATCCGGGTGCATTTATTAAATCAATGTAAGACAAAAAAATCGCCGTCGGTAAGAGTGGACTAAGCTCTTACCGACGGCGTTTGATTATTCAAATTCTTCTTTTAAAATGCCATCATTAAAATACATATCATGTTTCTTATCAACAAATTTACGTATATCATATTTATAAGTATGACCATTTATAGTAATTTTTCCTTCGAGAAATCCAGATAATTTTTTTGCAAGTATAGCATTGGTTGTATTATCCGCTAAATGCTTACTCTTCATAAATGTTGGAAGTTTAGCGGGTATATCATCAATCTTTAGAATAGGTTCTAAATCAAGTTTACGCTGATCTTTGTCATCTTTTTCGGTAATTACGCCGATTTTTATACATGTTAATTCATATTCGTCTAATTTACCTACACAATATACTACATCTTCTATACTACTTTTCCATTGCCCTACTAGTTTAAGTATTACATCTATTCCAGAAAATGTTTTTTTCATATCATATAAGTAGGCATGGGCTTTTTTATCTTTGGAGAAAAATATATACATAAAGTCAACTTTTTTTGCATTCTCCAAAAAGTTTAATTGAAATTCATTTCCGATAAACGCATATTCATCGCCAGAAAAAGCAGAATGAATGTATAATGATTCGTTTTCTTCTTCTTCTTTTAATAAAATAACATGACTATTGCATGATTTGTCGATAAGCTTTGGTGTGTTTTTCTTAAGGGTTAAACAGCTTGTTTGTAATAGTTCGGCTTTTTTAAATAATTTTGCACGTAAATGATTCATAATTGTTAATCTTCCTCAGCTAATTTTATAGCGTCCTGATATATTTTGTCATTAGTACTGTTAAACAAAGAAAAATCAAAGCCGATTCCAAGTAAAATATTGTTTGGTATTTCTTCTACTATGGTTTTGCCTTGTTTTATGATAAATTGATAAGCGTGAACATTTGTATTATTAAGAATGTCATCATTGTCATATCCTAATTTTAATGCTAAGTCGTATTTGTTATTTTTGGCAGACATTGTGATAAGATTATTGATTGCTGCAACCATGGTATCGCTATGGGTACTTACGATCATTTTATAACCAGCATTTACCATTCTTATTAAAAGACGCGCTAACTGTAATTGCTTTGTTGGATGTTGACAAGTGTCAATTTCATCATATAATATCATATTTGGACGTATACTACTGGTTAGAACTTGACATATTGGGGCTAGTTCTGATACTAGTGATGAGGATAGATAAATAGGAAGGGTATCCTCAGAACCATTAGGTGTATATACCATAGAATTACCGACTTTGGTGAGATTTCCGTTAATTATGTTATTAGTGATAAAAGATAATATTTTTTTATTTCCTTTTGAAGCCAATTCACTAGCTTTATGCTTTAATAAAAACATAAGAAAATTATATACGGGTTCAGTAAGCCCATATTCGTTTTCTACTTCATCCTTTTCATCTTCTGCAAATACTACGTCGCTGGTAGTTTCATTATTTCTTAAATCATTTGCTAAATAATTAGCATATAACAACATAATACCTGATCTGGATGCTGGCAAATAAATAATTGAATTATTTTCGGCTTTTCGATTGCTATTTATCTGTACTCCAATATTATCTGATAAAATAAAAGATAAAAGTTCTTGCTTGATAGTTCCCTCAATGAGTGACTTGGGATAACTTTCAAAAAATCTTATTGTCAGTGTTTTGCTATCACTTCTTGTGATTTTGTACGTTTCAAAATGTTGACTGTTATCTTTTTCAACTACTGGAGATAAGCCTTCATAGCTTAATGTATAATTAAATATTAAATCATTTAATTCTATACTCAATTCTTCAATCTTCAATTTTTTGGTATGGAATATCTCTTTAATAATTCTATCCTTATTGTTGTAAAGAAACATATTGATACAATCTTGCAGGCTGAGCAGAAATCCTTTATCAGAGGAATCTATACTTATAGGATTTTCTGAAATATTAATTTCTTCAAAATCTTGTAATGCTTCAGTAAATTTCTTGTCATTTGAAAATGAAAAAATCACGCCATAAATTAGTTGCATTAAATAAGATTTACCAGAATTATTTTCTCCTACAAATATCGAAAAGTTACTCACATCTATATTAGCAGATGAGATTTTTCCAAAATTGCGTACTTTAATATTCATATTTTTCACCACATAAAAAAATATTGCCATAAATCAATCATTTTTTTTATTATATCATAAAAACAATAATTGTCAAGGGGAATAATACTATTAGCTGATTGCTCTTATTATATAACATTTATAATGTATTATACATCACATTGCATAAGCGTGATAGAGCATCATTTGTATATGCAAGTAAGTACAATCGCATTGATAATTCTTCTAATAAGATATGCGTAATGGTGTAAAATAGTACAACAATAAAAAATAGACACACCTGCATATATTTTGACACCCATTTTGACACCCATCTTTGCAAAAAAGTGAGCAAAAAAGCACTGTTTTGAGCAAAGCATACAAGCAAATATTAAAAATAAACAGCCCCTTAAACCACGCATTATAGCGGTTTAAGGGGCTGTTTTTATTGGTCGAGGTGACGGGACTCGAACCCACGGCCTCTTCGTCCCGAACGAA